TAATATCGGTAATACTACGGTATAAGTTTGTAATAAAAATTCTTTCATTTTATATCTCCTGCAAAATTAATAGGCACACCGCCCACCACCCTTAATGTGTGCCGCCTGCTACCATATTGGTAACGCACAATCTTCTATAACGCTTTAGCAAACGGAAATACCCCAACAAATAAGCTGTCTCTGTCTCTCCAAGTTCTGTTGACACCGCCCTCATTCATACTCGCCATGTAGTTCTCACCAGCTTGTGAATGGTCATAGACAGCCAGATTAACGATAACGCTTTCAAATTTCTTCAAGTCCTCGGTTATCATTTCATCTGTATAGCTGTCGGGGTAGTTTCTTTTTGCCTTTACATCTTCTGTAGCCTGTTTAATAAGCTGTTCGATTACCGGATTATCTTCCTTGTTATCGAACACTACCACATCAGATGTAGTTTCATCATCATTTGTGACTGTATCAATGTGAAATTGTTTAAGTCTGATTTTGACCTGTTCCAATGTGGTGTATTCCATAACTAATCCTCTTTCCTACAGTTCAACATTTTCCATAACTGCTCTTGCTTCAAGAACAGCAATGTAATCTGTCATAGCTTTAATCTGCATGTTATAAGTGCTTCTAGGGCAAGTAGGCTCAAAATTCAATTCTCCCCTATCCCATTTGTCAAGCATCGCTTTTAACTTTTTATATCGAATGACAATCTGCTGATATTCTGCTTTAAATCTTTCTTTGTAGTCAGCACTGTTCATCATTTCTACGGTGTCTTTTAATTCCATAATGCTATCTCCTATAATCCTAATTTCTCAATTAACAGCTTCTTTAGTTCTGCTCCTGTAAGTTCTTCTGCGTTGTCTATACCTTGCTCTGTCGCAAGCAACTGTAAATCAGATGTAGACATGCGGTTAATGGCTGTTTTGCTATAACTTAAAAAAGCCCCCTCTTCGGGAACTTCATCTCCTGCGTTATACCATTTACCATTGTGAACCACTATATATGGATATTTCATAGTTGCACCCCCTACTCTTCGCTATGAACCTCATATACGAATGTGCTATCCATGTTTTCATACGATGGAAGTACCACTTCGGAAGCAAATGTTGACATCTTCATAGGTGGTCCGTACTCTGTCTTTGTAGCAACTGTGATACCTGTGCCGTATACTGTTACATCTACATCAGCTACCTGTCTTGCTGTTCTTTCTTCCGGTGTAGTTCCGAACCAAGTATTACCAAGACTACCTTCTGGAAGAAGTGTAACCTTGTTATCTGGGTAGAAGTACTGTTCCTTGCCATCATCGTCAATATACATCTTATCGTAAAGCACGATAGTGAGCTTTGTTCTCTTCTGCACTACTGAAATAACAGTATCATCGTCAACCTCAATAGTTGCTGTAAGGTTCTGTGCAAGGATTGAGTTTCTTATCTGTGCATTATCAAGCAAATACTGGAATGTATTGCTGTTCATAAGTACATATCTAGCAATCTTGCCCTGCTTCTGTAGCTTCTTCCTTGCATTGTTAAGGTCTGTAAGCGGCTTTGAATTAGCTGTATCGCTCCACATACTTGTGCCAGATAACTTAGCATAATGGTCTTTTGTGTATGAGCCATCCTTATCATAATCGTAAGCGTACTGAACGCCATCACTTTCAATAGCAATTACTGGATGACCTGCACTTGTAGCAAGAAGTGACATTCTCATGCGTTCTGGTACAACCTCCGCACCACTTACAAGGTTGTTAGTATCGTCATATACGCTTGATAAAGCACTCGCAAGGTAAGGGTCGTCCGCTGACTGAATACGCTCGATTTCAAGCATTTCCTCTTCACCTACTGTCATTCCTTCGCGGAAGAATGCCATCTGCGTTTTTTCCTTGCTTAATCCCTCTCTAGCTCTAAGAGTTGGGATTGTGTCAAAGTTAGATGGTGCAAGTGAAACTGGAAGTCCTTTATGTGTCTTAATCCAGCTTAAATCAAGTCCCTGTTTCTTTCTTTCGGGAAACCACTGTAAACCAAGATAAGGTATCTGGTTACTAGCATTTTCTGTTGCCGATAATGCGATAGACTTACTGTCTAATACTTCATTAATTAACATCTGTTTACCTCCTGTTATTATTCAAATACAATCATTGGAAGAGCCGTCTTAACTGCTGCGTCATATGTAACGCCTGAGTGTGCTTCTGCTACCTTTGTGTTAAGATATGCTTTCTTAAGCAGTACGCCCTGTGGTCTGTCCTCTGTTACATCAAACCTTAAGATTCCCACTACTGTAGCTGTATTGTCAGCCTTGCCATTTGCCCCGATTGGAGTACCTGCTTTGACAATTTTCTTGCCCTGTGCGTTTGTAGTTGTTACGCCATCAAAATCAAGTGTTAATGGGATTGCTTCGTTGGGCTCTCTCTTTAAAATCTGAACATCTCTTGCGTATGAAGTCTTTTCATACTGCATATTCATTTCCTTTGCCATTTCCTACCTCCTGTTATTACTGAATGTAATGTGATAAAACGTCATTGTTTTTAGGTGTATTGGATATAAGACTTTCCGCTATCTTTTCAGCGTTTGTCTTATTATCTGCACCGCCCTTTTTACCGCCGCCGCCTGGAATATCTTGATTTTTTGCAATCTCCTGTTCCTTAGCCTGTGCCGCAGCTGTTTCTTTTTCGGACATAATCTTTCCAAGTTCTGTGTAATCAAGGCTTCCATCATCTTTAACAACTGTCTTTGCCTGTTCAGCAGTAATCTTAAAATTAGTCATAGCTGCTTCCCTCTGGTCTCTGATAGTATTAGATTTCTGTAAATCGGCTATCTGCTGATTGGCTGTATCTAAGGCTTTGTTTGCCTTTTCAAGCTCTGTCATGTTGCCAGCCTGTAAATCTTCAAGTTGCTTCTGTAAACTGTCTGCTGTATCAGCCTTTGCCTTATACTGGCTTACCTTGTTTTTTTCCTTTGCAACCTCTGAATTATTCTGGTTCAGAAGATTAGTAATCTGTTCATCTGTTGCTTCTGGGAAAAGTTTTAATACATCTTCTCTTGTCATAATTACCTCCGTTAAACACACGCTTTTGTTACCGCAGGTCGCTCCTGCTGTGTTCTTCTGCCATTTACCGCATGACTGCAAAATGTATAAAAAATGAGCAGCTACACCAATTAAGATGTAGTTGCTCATTTAATATCAGTTATTGAATTATATCTTCGTATTGTTCTTTAGTGATTAAGCCTTTTTTATAGGCTTGTTCAACCATTTCAGCAGTCCATATGTGATAGACTTGATACCATTTTTTAATTTTGTCATACATAAGCTATTCCTCCATCAATAATGTGTTAGTCATCATTGCTGTATATGTCACTTGTGCGTCCATACGTTCAATGTCAGACGGCGTCTTAGCCGGCTCATAGCCATCGTATCTTTGAGGATTACTGTTGATATCTTGAAGGTCAAGGCTTTTAACAGGAGCATGAAACTGTGTTCCATCATACTCATAGTAGGTATGCTTTCTTGGCTGTCCTTCAAATTCTGCGTATTCTTCTGTTTTGATTCTTTCATTAAGACACAAGTATACCCACGCTATCCCTTTGGTATCTATTTTTATAACAACTTCCTGTTGTGGTTCTTCTGCTCTTACTATCATTGCTTACCACCTTTCTTGCTATTTTAAACAATTTATATACATTGTATTTATGACAAAAAATATAGCTATCTGAATATTTAAGTATTCCATAATGAGATATAACTCTTCTTGCTAATTGCTTATTGTTTTGCTTTTTCTTGTATCTGATATAGGCCCTGCGGATTCTCTTAAGGGTTGTTCTTCTGACTTCTATATGGTCTCTGTATGCCCTGTAGCCGCATAGGTCAACAAATCCATCGTTTATCTGATAACATTTCCAGTTTGGCTTGATTGTTAATCCTATATCTTTTGCCATTGATACGATTTTCAGTGCTACTTTGATTAAATCCTTAGAGTTAGTTCCAACAATGTGTATATCATCCATATACATATAACAGGCGCTAACCATATTTATTCTAAGTAATTTACCATTTTTCTTATTTCTGATTCTGTACATATTTTCAGTGATAGTGTGATATACATCCGATAAATATAAGTTTGCTAAGTGTTGAGACAAAAAAGAGCCGATTGAAAGTCCTTTATCAAACGTATTAATAATGGTTTCTATCAGCCATAATAATCCATTATTTTTGATATGTTTACTTAGCCATTCCATTAATTTGTTTCTGTTAATGGATTCGTAATATTTCTTTACATCAAAGCTGCAAGCATATCTAATTCTTTTGTCTTGTATTTTTCTATACAGTGCTTTAACGCAGTATATTTGTCCTCTGCCTTTAATTGACGCGCATTGATATTTTCCTACTCTTTTCAGTAAATCAGCCATAGCATTAACCGCTACATAGTCATACATTTGCTGTTTTATGTCTTGTATTCCAATATTGCGCCATTTAGCAGACGCTTCGTCCCATTTTTCTTTGTACCATATAGGTTTTAGTTCTAGCTTTCTATCAAGGATTTCTTTTTGAAGTTGGACTGCAATGTTATGAATATTTCCGTATTTATTGAAGATATTTACTATGTCGCTTCTTGTCTTTTTCTTGTTCTTAAGGCAATCTTTGACCGCTTTTTCGATAAATTCAACATTAGTAATATCCACATCTTTACATTTTCTCTTCATTGATTGATGTACCTCGATTTTTGTGCCAAGTGCTTTTCAGTCTACGCTTACTAACCACCGCTTTTTTACACGATTTTTCGTTGACTCTGGTTATGAGTACCAACGACAGCTTATTATTATAAATAAGGTCAACTTATTGTTGACGAAATGAGTGCAAACTGTAATGTTGTGTTTTTGTTTCAAAAATTAGCCGACAAGTAATTCCAGTTCGCCCTGTCAAGCCTGTTCCTGCAATTCAAGTAACAGAAGCCCGCATTCGCGCCATTCCTGAGATTACCGCCCTCACTCAAGTCCTGTTATATATTTAAGGTTATGTCAAGGGGTGTTCCCCTTAACAATCCCCCTAAAAGCTTTTTAATCGGCCGACAAGGAATACCAGAGCGCCCAGTCAAGCCCGCTCCAGCAATTCAAGAAACAGAAGCCCGCAAACGCGCCAACCCCGAGATAACCGCCCTGATAATACTCTCGCACGCCACTAGCCGTTTTCCCGCCTGCATAAAGCATATCCTTGTTTCCTTGGCCGCTGTTTCCAACTTGATTTTTAGGCAACCATGCTCCGTTAATATGTTCCACATCCCCGCTCCAATAATCAGAACCTTCGCCGTTTGAAGAAGCGGCTATGTTGCCGATTAATTCATAGGTTGCCTTAATTGTTGCTTCATTAGTAGTATGCTTAACGCCGATTGGCGCATGGTATACATTTTTTGAGTAATCAGTGTTAAAAAACGCTACTGTGTCAGACGCTACCTCTCCGCCGCCGACCATAATTTCAATTCCCTGTATTCTGCAAGGATGTTTGCCATCTGTGTTGCTTACAGGCGAGCCATCGTGGTGTCCAATAACACTATCGGTATCCCCACTGTGTGCTTGCATAGAAGTAATATATATCTGTCTATCATCAACAGGCGTTGTGTCAAACGGCTGACAATCAAGGTATACCGCTTTGTTGTTATCATCCAGTGCTTCTATAGCAATTATCTTTACATCATCTGCATACTGATGTATTGTAGATAATCCTCTATCTAACGAACCCGACGTATTTCCATAACCGACTGATACGCATAAGCCAACTTGCATATTGTTTGCCTGTGTATTAGTAACTGGGAAATAATTATGTTTATCAACGCTTTGAATACTAGCCGGATACTGCACATTCCAGTTCGTTACGCCAGCCATGCTATCTTGGCTTGATTTATTTGTATATTTAATAAGGTTAAAAATTTGTGCAAACGTAAATCTATTTGAGCCAGCTCCTGTGTAGCCAGTTCCTTTTTTGCCGTAATTAGTTATCATGTTTTGATAACTTTGATTTCTTGCAACTTTACCTCTTTGAGAATGCAGTAAGCCATCCGAGCCAATCACACTAGGGTGTCTGCTTTGAATAAAATACGGCATTACCGTTCCATCCGCACGCACGGCTTGTTCCCACGGCTTAAGCCCTAGTTCTTTATGTGGCGTATCAGATATAACCAATTCTCTATATTCATCGGATATATCGAGCCATGCGTAATAAAATGTCATTTGCATAGCCCCTATATCGGCGTCTCCATCCGTTTTATAGTCACTATCTCCAATAAAAGCGATGGGGTATGCAAACCCATCGTCATATCGTTTATAATTAACCTCGTACCATTTAAACAATGGTATATTTTCGTAATCATCTTGATTTTCTACTGTATCAGTTGATGGCTCACATATAAGCCCTGCATTATCTCTTGTTTTCTCGCATACAGACGTAGGATTGGATGTGGATTTAAAAACTTTAACTCCATAAACTTTTCCAGTCCTTTGCAAGGAAAAAAACTTCTCAAGAAATATATCTTTAAAACTGTCCGAAACATTTTTAATTGCATTTCCAGTAGATAATGCATCAGCTGGCGCGCCAGCAACCGAAAGGGTATTATCAGTTATAACCTGAACAGGATGTTCCTCGAAATACTGTTCTACAATCTTTTTAATTGTTTCGTCGGTTACGCCGCCCTGTTCAATTCTTTTTTTGAGAACAGCAAAAACTTCATCAGCTTTCATTGCACCCCTCCTTATTGTTTAATCCAGATCTGATTAATAGCGTCGTATTTGTAAAGTTCCGATACATCAATCATGTAACAGCTGCTACCAAAAGAGACGTAATGCGGTAACTTGTCGTAATCTTTAGATAGAGCATTGTATTCTCTGTAATTTCCGTTTGATACAATAGCTGTTATACTTCCCATATCTGGAACCTCTTCGCCGGCATTATAAACTATGCCGTCTTGGGTTACTGTGTAGTCATACTTCATTGTTGGTACCTCCATTGTCTGTAAGGTTTTTGATTATTTCTTGTGCCTTGGCCTCTTGCTCTGCCACATCATCAATAGTTTTATATATATTATCTAAGTATGGTTTCGATAGTAAGAATGTTTTTTCTGCGTCTCCCCATAAGCCAACTGTCTTAATTGCAATAAGCGGATGTATGCCACTTTGAAGTAATACTGTAAGTGTCTGTGCTTTGGTGTACATATTGTCCTGTGGGCTATGATTTATCTGCACGTCGAAATCTCTGACCGACAGCTTTAAATCATTTCCTGCAAGCCTCAATATATTAAGAACAACTACCGCTAATCGCTTTTCACACGATTTGATAAGAGGGTCTTTCAATTTTGCTCTTGATTTTGAGAAATCCCATCCATTTCTAAGTTCAACCGCTCCCTGCGTGTCTCCGCCTGTATTGCCTTGTTTGTTTGGAATAGCTAAAATAGATAGGGCATTGTCTATAAAATCCTCTTTAGCCACTTGGCTTTGCGTTTGATTAAGCTCCTGTGTCATAATGTCAACGTCAGACTTATTATCTTTATTCATTGATTTAACAACCAATGCGTGATTTTCTTTCATTTTCTTAAAAGTTTCTTCATCAATCTCACAATTAACAAACTTAACCCAATACTCAACAAACTGCTGTATGCTATCCATTCTGTTAGACTGCATATTATTAGTTGCGTCAAGCATACCTATAATAAGTTCAATGTCAGAAAGTCTTTCATGGTTATTAGGAAACTCAACGATAGGAATTTCTCCATATGTGTGTAGCTTTGCTTCAACTACTTTACTGTCAACAATTCTAAAAGACATAGCATCGGAAAATGCCATTTTATACCAGTTCCCATCCCCGTCCTTAAGTTCCTGTACAACAAGTATCTGCTCTTCGGTGCTCTCGTTGTAAACGGCGTAAGTATTAAGGGGTGTAGGCGCTACTATTCTGAATGGTACATCACCATTTTTAGGCTGTGCAGCTTTAAATGATGTGCCTGTTGCGGATTGCCACTCTCCAGCTTTAATGTCCTTTTCCTGTTTATTAGCGTCTGTCATGAAATCATTAAGCGTATCGACCGCTTTATTGATAGTTTCATCGTCTTTGCGGCTAATAAACTGGATTGGCTCGCCATAGCTTTGTCCTACTTTGAATTGAACCCATTCGTAAGCATGATTTTCAACGATTTTATTAATTATGTCTTCATTGGATAGTTTGGTCCTGTATAAAACAGGTTGGTCGCCCTTGTAGTAATCCCATAAATATTTAATAATTGGCTTATTCCAATTAAATATACCAACAGTACTTCCAATAACCTTAACAACATTGTCAGCGGTTATTGTATCTACATTTGTGTATGCAATTTTTCTACCATAACAACCTCTAACAAGGTCTTGAAAATACATTGTGTTCATATTTAACCTCTAATAAAACGTCATACCGCTTGAACTTCTGCTGTCCGGTATTTCTTTAATCTGAAAATTATCATCATCGTTAGGCACATACCATATCCACTTATGGCAATGCTTGCACGCTAACTTATGTGTTCGTGGGTCTTTACTGTCTGCCTTGGTTATAAACTTGTGGCAGTTCGGGCACATAATTGATTTATCTTTGTTCATATAAAAATTCATATTTCTACCTCATTGCATAACAAAAAGCACCGCCGCAATTAAGCAACGGTGCTTCTCGATAAGGAATGTTTTGTTTATAAAAAACAGTTTTGTAATTTCTTACAGATACAGTATATCATTAGTGTAATATGACATTCTATGACATCTGTAAATATGTGTTACCATATTTTTCTTCAAATGCCTTAAGAGCCTTTCCGTGAAGTCTGATGATTTGTCTCCACGAATATTTCATTTCTGTAGCGATAACCTCAAAGGTTTTCTTTTCGATATATCTTGAAAACAGAATATTATAGCAATCTTCATTCTCTATGCCGTCTATTTGCCCTATGATTGTATTTTTCTTATCAATGTATTCATCTATTATTCTGTCAAGATTGCGTTCCATTTCGTCAATTTTGGCGTATGTAGTACCTATTTTATCTGGGTCTGATGATGATAACACTCTTTCTTCATTCTTTACTGCTGATATACTACAAGAAAGCTCTCTAAGTTGTGCTATCTCTGTTAGCTTGTTATTTATCATACGATTAAGTCTACTTATTTGATTAAGATAGTCCTTGGTTGTCATAATAGATTAATACCTCCTAAATGGATTTACTGCCGCTTCAACCTTTGCTGTTCTGTTGCCTTGTGTCATTCTTAATGCAAAGTTTGAGAAAACATCTGGAACATCATCTAATTGTTTCTTACCTGATACTGAATACTGCTTTAAAAGCGACATCATCACTCCGTATGGTTCATTAGGTTTATAAAGTGATTGGTCTTTAAAGATAACATGTTGTAAAATCCAGTTAGAACATTGAAAGATTCTTGCTTCTTTGTTCGTTTCAGTTGGCGTGTCGGTAATATTACACACCCATCCAATGCTTTCAACACGCTTATTAACTTCCATAGCCACTCTATCGCCACCAGCATTACGTTCAAATTCACATTCCTGCACCTTGTTATTTACAAGCACTCCTGCGGCATTTCTATATTGTTCTTCATAATCTGCCGTATTGTCACATACGCAATCAATACAGTAATAATCCCCCCCGTGTTTCTGTAATACTGGCAATACAAAATAATCCGTGCCTTTGCCTTTTGTATCGCATTGAGCTGTGATAATCTCTGGTTCTCCGTGTGGCAAATTAAGGTATCTGCGTATTTTATCATTTGGGAATAGTAATCCCTCACGCTCGATAGGCTCCTGTTTGTATAAGCACTTGTAAGAGATTTCATCCATCAAAAGCTGTTGGTCAGCAAAAAACTCTTTTGTGAATCCGCTATACTCATAATCAAAATTACTCTCACCTGTTACTGGGTCAACGTCTGGTACAGCAATAGTTTTAACTCTTTTGTTCCCTGCATACATGTTCTGTATTCTTCCGATAACATCATGTACACTCCAACGTGTAGCAATATGTATCTCTTTACAGTTATGTCCGTCTGTATCTTGGATTTTTCTTTGTCTTGCGTCTACCGCATATTTATCCCATAGCTTATCAAGTACCATAGGATTAAGTGCTTCTTCAATGCCACCTATCATATCATCTACAAGCAAAAATTTACTTGCACGAACCTTACCAGCATTTTTACTGCCGACAGATGTACATTGTACGCTTGGAAACGGCTTATATTTGCCTATGTTGAACTGCTCTAACTTTGCGTTAGTGCTTGTAACTGTAAGATTAGGAAAGATTTCATTCCACGCATATTCATCAGCGTTGGTGACAATATCGTATACACCATCGTAGTACATTCGTGTAATGTCGCCGGAATGGGAATAGAAAAGGCAAAAATCATTAGGAAACCAGCCAGCTACTAAAGCGTTAAACATCTTTTCGATAGTTGTCTTTCCTGCTCCAGGTATCAATGATACGCACAATATATCGTATTTATCATCAATCATGCCCTGTAATGCTTCTATTAATCCCATTTTTAAGAATTGTTTGCGGCGTGGCATATAAAATCGTTCTTTAGGCTCTCTTTTCTTTTCGAGATACCTAAATCCGCTATCAACAACTTTGTTTTGCGCTTCAATCAGTAAAATATCATAAAACCAATTAATCAGCTCATATTCCGTTTTATTTGCAAACGCATACTTTTCTAAATCCCATATCGTTCCACCTGTTTTAGCCGCGCAGAAGCCCTCTATAAGCTCTTTTGCCCTCTTAGTGAGTTGTAGTCCATACTCAATATCTTTCTCTCCGTTTATGGCTACACTGCAAGCGTCTACATAGGCATTAATTACCTGTTCATCTATTCCATTTTTCTCTATGTAATTTTCATATCCATTGATTGTAGAAATAAGGCTTTGACTAGCCATAAGAAAAGCACCTCCACTTTTCAGCAAAGGTGCTTATAGACCTCTGCCTATAACTGTTTTAGGTTAGCGACTACAATCAATCTGTAGCCGGTAATATCGTTTTAGTTGTAATATACCGCTCTGTGGCACAAAGGACATTCACACTTCCAGTTATCGCCCTCTCGTTGGTCGCCACAGTATATATATTCTTGTTTGATTGCTTCAAAAATCGTTCCACAGTTTTTGCATTCAAACCTTAGTGGTTTTCTGGCTATGTTCAAATTGCCTTGTTTAATTATTTTCATAAAATCACTTCCTATCCTTTTTGATAATCTCTCTGAATATATCAAGCATTCCTGTTTCTTCAAACAAAAACACTGTTCCTGCAATGCATATAGATATCATAAGTGCCACAGCTACTATAATCACAATTAAAAACATAATCGTAAAAGCATTACTCATTCTTCATAAATCTCCTCGTTCCTTCAACTATTTTAGAATCCCTAGCAAAATTCATTTCAACGTGGCTTTGTGGCAGTCTGCCAAACTTTTCCAAAGCGTATTTTTCTACCGCTTCTTTCGAGATATCTATACCAAAATTTATCATCGCTTCTTTAGATGGCGGTTGATACTCGGATAAAGGATTGTCAATGTTCTTCATTCTTCATAAACCTCTCAAAATCTTTTCTGCATTTAGGGCATAAACCATATGTTCTTTTAAGAAATTTATATCTGCGAACATTCTTAACTTCAAGGCACATATCATTATCTTCAAAAACAGGAATTATATCTCCGCAACATCCAACTTGCTTAAATCTAACTTCTTTCCAACTCTTAGGTATCATCTCTTTTCCACACCTGTCACAAGTGCGCCATTCTTTTTGATGTTTCATTCTTCCACCAACTTTCTACCGCAGATAGGGCAATAATTGATTTTTATATATCCAAGACAACCGCTGTCTCCTGTGTCAATCAACACGCCAAATCCGTTTTCGTCTTTGAAAATAAAATCTCCGCCAACGTATCTTTTTTTCATATATTCATCATCATTCATTGCTATATCTTTACAAAATTTACACATATCATATCACCTCAGATCTTCGTAAATATATCCAAATCATAGTTATCTCTGATATAGTCAACAACTTCCTGTAATTTGCTTTTCACAAATTCATCATTGGCAATATCTGGGTGTGCATAAAACATGCAACTATCTTTCTTGCCTTGTGCCTTATATTTACGATAATCAAACGTCATTGTAAAAAGTGGTATTTCTGTCAGATTCTTTGTCTTGTGTCTTATCCAACGATTAACAATTCTCTTAATCATCATTCTTCCCCCATAAATTATCTGGCAATTCCTCGCCGCCATAAATCTTGTTAGCATATTTAAGAAATGTCGGCACGCTGCAGCCTGCTACTTTCGCCGCCTTTACTTGTGAAGCCTGCCCCGATATGTATAGATTTATTGCTTCGTAGAATTTATCTTTGTTTAGTGGGTGTACACCCATAGCCATAATAATCACTCCTTACCATTCTTTACTTTCGCACCAACTGCTCTTACAAGCGTGGTTCATAATGTTGATTAAAACATTCTCCGAAGAAAAATGAACTAAGCTGTAATCACATTGTGTTGAAAACTTTGTATTGAAATATTCATCAACTAACATCTTGTAGTCTGTATTATCGTCCATATCACTTATAACTGCATAATAGGTATCTGTATATCCATCACGCTCTATGTCAGTTTCTTTTGTTAAATTATCCACTACTCTTGATAAAACCTTATCTGTTAATGGGTAGTGATATTCTCCAGTATATTCTCCGTGTTTATCTAAAAAGTATTTAAAGAATGCTTCTGTATTTTCTTTGAGCGTTTCATCGTTAGTCCAATCGTAAGCTATCTTACCAGCTCTGCTTATCATTCTTTCCTCGGCAACTTCCCAATCACTTTGAGAGTATTCGCTTATTGGCTTAAACTCTTTCGCTTTTTATCTTTGGGTAAAAAAGAATTACATTGTTCTCTGTTAAGAGAATTACATTTTGTACTCAATGTTTCGTAATTAGTGTTAGGGTAATCATTGTTAGTAATCCCTGTTAAAAGAGTTACATCTTGTGGCACTCCCGAATTACACTTTGTGTTATTCCCTTGGGAATTACATTTTGTGTCATTCCCGTTTTTCTCATTTTGTAATTTCTGCCCTTTATCTTCTGCTATAACTTCTTGTCTGATATTATCTTCCCATTTACTAACCTCTGCATTGATAACATCATAATTAGGTCGTATATGTATAGTCGGCATTGAATTAAATTTGTATTTTGCTGTAATTACAAATTTCTTTTCCACCAACGATTTAATTGCTTTGTCATACTGCCTTTCAGTAATTCTTATCTCTTCCCACCAGTCTTTTCTTTGCTTTGCAATCCAATATTCGCTGTCTTTGTATACCTTGACCTTGCTTTTGTTATCTTTAGTTGGTGCAAACCAATATAAAATTCTTGATAACAGCGTACCCTCTATCAAATCACCTGTTATGTCAATATATTTGTGAAATGTGTGATTGCACCTTGCTGATGATAAGAAATTAACTTTTGTTTGGATTTCATTTTCTGATAGCATAATTATTACCTGCCTTTCTGATAACTGCCTTATTAACAAAACAACAAACAGGCACTAAGGCTTGTGCTTTTCGCTTCGTCAAGCTAGTTTGTTGTAATCGGATAGACAGGACTTGAACCTGTGACTACTTGAATAAATCAAGCGTTACTCCCAACTGAACTACTATCCGTTGTACAGTTTCTTGTGTTGGAAAGTATTTATGGCACTTCATTACGCTATTTGCCGTCCTGTTCGCAAATCAACCAACGCAAACATTTTAATTATTTCAGCAGGGACTACTGCAACGCCTGCTTATTCGGGAATGACCCAACCACTTGATGCGGTGTGGATTTGAACCACACATGATTAATTTCTGAAAGCTGTTTGTTGCCAATTACAGATGTTTTCCTGCCTATTACTTAGCAAACATGCTATCAATCAACTTCTTTGTTTGCGTTTACCCATTCCGCCACATTTCGGCGAACTGCCGTGTTAGGGATTTGAACCCCAGAGACTTTTACATCCAGACTGTTTTCAAGACAGTGCCCTCGACCAACCGGACACACGGCAAATACAGTAGTGTAGTGGAACTACTGTATTTGAAATTGCTTTTGCCACTACTTTGTGCAATTTCATGCGGACTTTCTACCGCTTACGGCAGCGTTCTCTGCTGTCGTAAGTTAGCGCCGATAGTAGGAATTGAACCTACACAACATTTCTGTTGGACGGCTTAGCAAGCCACTGTGATACCATTACACCATATCGGCAAATACCGCCTATAACGGCTATCAAGGGAAAATGCAATAATATTTGGGGGAATATTGAGAAGAACCTTGATAAGTTGATTTTCACACACCTCTGTATGAGGTAAGCCTTTCCGAGTGGCCTTGCACCACCCTTAACTGAATCTCCAAGAAAGTACATGAAAGGAGGACTACCCTGTAAAATGCAAAACAGTTTGATGGTAGTCTACGATAAAAGTAAGACAAACTACACCAGTCGGATTCGAACCGACGCATACAGAGGTCAAATCTCTGTGCCTTACCACTTGGCTATGGTGCATTGATGTGGCTATTCTGACAATTCTATGTACTTGTCAATATACCACTTGGCTTTTTGAATATCTTCTAAGCCATTCTTGTTGTTATGTCTGTAAATGTACTTAAAGGCATTGCACAAGCAAAAGTTTTTAACAGCTTCCTTGCCCTGTGTTTCTAACATAACATCTATGCATTCAAAACTGCCAGTCTCGTAGTGGCTAGGATGATTAACATTGTCGTTTACCGGTTTTTCATTGACACTAGGTGCAAAATCAAAATCTTTGAGCGGAGCAAAGTTATCTTTCTTGCCACCGCGATTAACACAACTCTTGCATGGTTCTGCACTGAATAATGCAAATTGGTTTATGCAATCAACGCAATATCCACTAATTTGAATGTTATTCATTAAATATCACCTGCCTGTCTGTGGTTGGCTCTGCAAGTGTCAAATCCTTCTGGATATCTTGCTTTCAGCTTATCAATGTTAATCTGCATGATTTCATCAAGATTAAACTCAAATGAATCACACATTAAAGCTAAGTACCAACATACATCGCTGATTTCACGCTTTAAGTGTTCGGTATCTAACGGCTTCTCATGGAAAATCCATTTCTTAAGTATGTCATTAAGCTCTCCAACCTCGCCAGATAAACCTAATGCAGCATTAAGGACGCTGCCCAATTCAATCTCTGGTGTATCTTCGCCACGATTGCCTATTTTCAAATCATCAATCTTGTTTAGAAGCCTATCTGTAGACTTTTTATCATTGGTGCGCATAGCTAAAGTCTGATACTCTGCTCCTTGCATTTCTAACTTCTAACTCTTTTTTATTTTTTTTAAATTTTTTGGAATTTACTCGGCTGAACTAGCCGTTTTCTGATGTGCTTATTGAATATCTTGTGAATTAAGATGTATCTATTATACACCTATCTATCAGATTTGTACAGTAAATTTATTAATTATATTATATAGGCTATTGATAGAGTTATATATATTAATAAATATAATGGTTATTGTATATGGTTTAATAAATTATTGTTAGTTGGTTATGTATATATAAATATACATAATAAGCCTTTTTATCTTTGAGAATATTTGAGCGACTTAGTTAGGCGTGCAATGCGTGAATATATAACCCCCACGCCCTGCGTTTGTACATTATGCACAACGAAATCAGCCAGAACGGAGCGACTGCGCAATAAATAATTATTATACAATCGCTGTCAATCCGCTTATTTACTGGCTTTGTCGTGCTTTTATCGTTCAAATGTTCTGTTTTATCACTTCGCTAAAGTCTAATTTAGCGAAATGCTGTTATCGTGAGCCAAACAGCTAGAAACCGCTTGTTTACTGGCTTTGTGGGTTTTCTTGTACATCTTGCACAATGATTTCTTGTTGTGCAATTTGACGAACATTAGAGCCTTGAGCGTTTCCAGATGTGCCAAGCTGTGGAAGGTCTGCGGCTGTTTTAATGACCTTTGTGCTGCTCTCTCTGCTGACACCGGGAAGATTCCACGCATAATGTCTGTTAAGTATTGCAAGGATGCCGACAGGGTTTTTGTTGCCGGTTGCGAGCTTGTTTGATAGACTTTCTTCGCGAAAAATCCGCAGTTTTTGCACGATATCGAAGCCTTTTGTACTTAGTTTTCTCTCATCTGCTCCCCAGTCCATTAATGTATCATAATTAATACCTGTTAATAAACTATATCCCATTATACTGCATTCCTTATCATATACAGAACATAAATAATAATATATATATAATATATACTCTAATTTATCTAAATCATACATATAAAAATTACTATCCATAATGCAATTAGTATTATTTTTATTAATATTATTATTTAACTTTAATATACTTTTATCGCTGAAAACATATTTATTTATATACATTAGCGCTGCGTTCCATCTGCTCTGTGGTTCTTTGGTCATATCTTCAATGTTGTGTTCTTGGCAGAATTGCGATAAATAAAGCTCTATGTCATTCTGAAATACTTCGGGTGTGTCTGGTGCTTCCTGTACTTTCTCCATGTGTTCCCCTTTCTGCTAGATCTGCTCCAGCTAATTATATTTTATATGCGCTAATAACATAAAAATAACCCGATAACAATATTAACATTATCGGGTGTAAATCTTATATTTAATTATTAGCAATATAATAACACAATAAATATAATTAATCAATAGGCATTAAAAAAGCGATGTATAACAGATATACACCGCTTTAATATTATAACATGTTTTTAATAACTCTTATTTCAAGCTCTTCTGGGGCAATGTCTCCAGATTCTATCTGTTCAAGCTGTTCTTCTGTTGCTTCGATTTCAAACGCCTTGAAGCTGTCCGCCGTTCCTGGCTTAAATCCTTTCTGTTCTCTTTTTGTGAGCCTATCCCACTCTTTATCAAGATATTTTTCGGCTTCTTCTGCTGTGTTATGTCTTAATACTTCACCAATCATTCCCTCGTTGTATATGCTCGTGTAATATGCTTTCATATCGTCCACCTTTTAACCTTTCTTAATTGTTTTTTTCACATTCAAACCCGAATAAAATATCATTCGCCAGCTCTTCGCTTATTTCCTCTTCTGTGATTGACTTTCTGTTTTCTGCTCCGATTATTTCGTCAAGGCTTGCGTCTATGTCTGCAAGTGCCTTTTCTCTGTCAAATCCTAATTTAACAACTTTGTTTAATAAATCTAATGTTCTCATAATTGTTTACCCTCCAGCATTTAGCTGCCTTTCTTTTAATTTCTGTCATTATAATAGCACTGATATTAGTGTCTGTCAACAAGTTTATTTAAAAATATTTTATTTTTTCCTCGTCCGTTGGTGTTACCTCTATAATATCCGACGGCTGGCACTTTAATATAATACATAATGTATTAATTGTGTCTGTTGTTATGCCTTTTCCCTGTCTTATATTCTGTAGTGTCGCTTGACTAATTATCTTGTCTTTGCGCATTTTTGTACTTGTATATCCTCTGTTAGATAATTCCTTAAGCACATCTATTTTATATCTCCACATCTGTTTTGCTCCTTTCTCATAAGGTTACAAACATTGTATATTTTTTATGTTTAAAAGTCAATCAAAATATCGTATAAAATCTCTAATTTTGGTGTTGACAGGCACTAATATTAGTGATATTATAATCATACAAATAAAGAAAGCGAGGGCACAAATATGGATAAACAATACAGACTTGTAACAGAAAGCGGTAAAATTTTATTAGGTGGTGAGACATACAGCCGCCGAGGAGCTGAGAGTTGGTTTGATGATTTCAATGGAATCCATGAGGATGACGAAACAGGAGCAGAAGAAAGAATATACATTGAGGAGGTAACAGAATGATAATAGGTTTATTAGAAAATGGTAATAAATGCGTTTACGATTTACCAACGGAAATTAAGACAGTAGCAGAGTTTGAAAGCCTTGTTTGTGGCTATAATAACGGCAGACTTGCAGAAAGCCAGAGAGAAGAACTATATAACCAGCCTAAGTTATTGGGCTTGAATGGTCCTATGTGGAACGGCTGGGGAACTCTTAAAAGCACAGGCGAAACAGTCGCAATTATTCGCTATGAAAAGCCTTGCAGATTTTAGCCGAAACGCTCCGGTTTGGCCGGTTCGATTCCAGCCGCAAGCATTAAGCATATATATTTTTATATGCTTTTATTTGCGTACCTTGAAAAAATAATATAATAATGCTATGCTTATATATAAGGCTTTACGCCTTTTAGGTGTACAAGTGTACCCAGTTGGGGCGGCGTGCGTTCTGGTACATTCTCCAGAGTTGGCGACAACTTCCACGACTTGCAAGGGTATATAATACCCATTTTATACAATGCATTTAAAAGCATTTTAAGGCTGTTTTACTTTGTAAGCTTATAAGTCTACACCGACACAATAAAACCGCCGTACAGGGCAAATCACAAAGTCACAACGCCAAAACAAGCACGAACCGCAGCCGGTCAAGTTTATATAATGTACTTTAATCTGTTAAAGTTTTTCATCAATTTTTCAAGGCAAATCTGAACAAAATCGGGAGTAAAAATTAAAATTCTGTGTAACCGATTTTTGAATTTCAAAATTGAAAGTGACGGGGGTTTAAAAAATTTCACATTATATTTTACCAAGAAAATTTTTCAATTTTAAAAATATAATTTGAACGAAATCTGAACCGAATTTTGAAAATTTTCAAAATTGAAATTGCGAATATAAAAGAGAACCCCACGGAGGTAGCAAAAAAGTTGCATTATATTCCGTGGGGTTTAAATTAATCTGTAAAAATAATCGGTTTATCGTCATCAAAAAGATTACTAACAACTTCCTGTCCTTTATCCACCAAGTAACAAGAAACTTTCTGGAATCGCCTAAAACCTTTGATAATTTCATATTTGTTATTAATTCTATATATAGTTCCTGCGAAATTGCCTTTATCAACAGGAATATAAGATTGCGCATCTAATGGAGCTGATACAGGCTCACTAAGTTCCTTAAGCTCTATAATGTCTACCGCTTCAATTTTACATAAATCACCATATTCACCCAATGATGGATATACCGGTGGGTTTAGTAAAGCATGGTATATATCATCTATGTCACTATCATTAGATTTGATGTATATAGTTGTGTATAAATCAACTAACATCAAATGATATTTAACCGTATTAACCCAGCCGGTATGGCTTCCGTCTGCATAATCTGTTATAACATCCCAACGCTTAAGCATTTCATCGCTAATTTTGTTGAAATTATAGCCACCGTGCCATTCTTTTTGCACCTTAGTATTATAAATTCCTTTGCCAGTAACAAAAAAATCTAATTTACGATACCTTTTCCATTGGCACATTGAATGAATAAACCCATTAACTGTGCTAAATGGTGGCAAAGGGTAGCAATCTGCACCTTTTGGCGCTGATGGATTATTGAATCTAGCCATTTCTTGATACATTTTTAACCTTATAACTTTCATAATAAAACCTCCAAAATAAAATAAGTTGCACCTATACAAAAATGTATCAATGCAACTTTCCACTATGGTCCTATTAAGGTAAAATGATATATTAATTATCAATTGTTTACATCTATTAAATAATAGCATTTTTAAATATTATTGTCAATACAACATTTTTCTGTATAAATCAATGCCTTACTCGAATACCGGCATTGACTAAGCTCATATATCAATAATTCCTTAGTCATAGTCGGATTAGTCCTTTGAATTATTTCCAACAACTTATCAATCGTCATATTGCTATCCTCCTAACTGCTCCTAAAACCATATCAACAATGTCAAATACTTCATCTCCATAAGTCGCCACAAAATCACACAATATCTCTTCCTGTTCGATAGGCAAATACACATCATATGACATACAGATTGTGTGGCATACTTCATGTATCAACACCTTACGTTCCATAAATCCCTGCAGCTTGTCTGATAAATAAATTGTATGTGTATTTCTATCAGTCACACCTAAACTGATTGTGTTGTCTGACCGCCTTAATTCGCTTGAATTTGAATTTATATATTGTATGTGCCAAATTGCACCATTGATTATAAAAACCATCTGTATGCCTCCTTAAATAAAAAATAGCCACTAACCTTATATTGGCTAGTGGCGTTTGTTACGACCTCACATTCCGCAAGGTCATTTCTAGAAAAGTTTATACTGTTTACTGTTTGATATTTAATATCTTTGTGCTTTAAGCAACACTGCTAAATAGATTTATTATAAATTCTCTGCCTAACTGCGTTATTCTTCTGTGATATACTACCCTGCCATTGTCAAGGACTTCCTGCTTTATGCTCTCATATCCCAAGTTGCTGTAATCAGAATAGAAAACCCAAGTACCATTTTGCTTGAATTGTATCTTCTTTTCTGATAAAATCTTATTTAACTGGATGGCAGATTTGAGGTTTAATTCCTTTGCAATCTCTGTCATAGTATAAGTTTTGGCGACGTGAGTAAGAATTGCGTTTTTGCGTTCGGCTTCAAGCCTCGCTTTACGCTCTTCTTTGAGCTTTGTCAACAATTCAATGCCAAAGTCGGGATTGTTTAAAATCTCATCAATAACATTGTCTGTCGCATAAATTCCGTGCTTTCTGATGGATGGAATAATCTCATCTGCCACCAGTGCTTGAAATTTCTCAGCTGTTTCATTCTTGGCTTTCATTGCTAGTCGGTAGAAGATGTTTTCTGGGATAAAATCATCTTTCCCCACAAGTGGGGAAAACCCTAATTCGGTTAAATAGTTATTAACCCTTTCCCATTTAACATACTCAACTCCGTTCTTTTCTTGTGTAAATCCCAGTCCTCTTGCAACACTCTCTAACTTCAAGTATGCAACTCCGTCCTTCTCATAGCACTCTACACCATAAATTCTCTGAATGTTCTTTGTCTGCATTGCAGTTGTCTCTTTTGTAGAAGTTGTAATATTATTACTCATAAAGATTTATTCCTCCTACTAAAAGATTTTATGTTGTGTAAACAGTACTTGTGCGTATCGGGAGCATATGCCCGAAATTCCTCACGCACTGTATATTAGTTGCCCCATTTCTGTAAGAATAACCTTATAAATGTTTCAAAATACTCTAACATTCCAGAGTTCATACTGTCAATCATCTCGTGGAGCTTTTCTCTTTTTTCTTCCATTACCGATTTTCCCCTTTCTTATTTCCTGCTAATACATTTGTGTAAGCCAACACGCATTTTAAGAAATGTAGGTTGATATGTTCTAAATTATTGATAATGGATTCTATAATGTTTTCTTTCATCCTTTTACCTCTTTCTGTTAAAAAACTATTGATTTCCCACAAGAGGTATAGTAATATATTCTATATCCCTTGTGGGTGGTTGGAGTAGTTGCACTGGCGGTCAAATCATTAGCAACTACTCCTATTTTTCTGTCAACCTATTATGCAAATCATCAACCATTTGTTCTAATAAATCTGTTTGAGTTTTCTTTGTGATTTCTGAACACTCTTGAAACTTCCTTACTGTTGTTGCTGTTGCCCTTAAAGATACTCTTTTATCTTTAGGCTCTTTGCCCATGATAGGTCTACCTGTCTTTGGTGACATATTCTCACCTCACTTTCGTACACCCATAATATAACAAATGGGTAGCCATAAGTCAACCCCTAATTTAAAAAACTTTTCACTAGCCAATATTCAGTTATCAATGTACGAAAACAGGCTATGAATATTACTACCCATAGCCTTTAAATTTACAGCTTTGATACAAGTGTACTTAACTTTGTCCTTAACAGGTTCTTTTCTTCGGCTGTCATATCCCCAATCATTCCAGTAATGTCGGTTGACAATTCTTTCATATATCCGTCAAGGGCTTTCATCTTGTGTTCCTTGTCCTCTGGAGTGCCATTTCTGTGCATTTCCTTAGTCTCTGTATAGTTTCTCTTTGCTCTGTCATAGCCGCTTTCAGATGTATGCGTGCTTGTAGGCTCTGTATAGTACATTCTGCCATACTCTCTATCCATATCACGCTCTGGGTACATGTGATAATAAGGCGGCTCTTCATAGCCTCTTCTACCTACATAACTCCCCTTGCCTTTAGGGGCATATCTGCCAGTAGTCTTATAGCGGTATTCATCATAATATCTTCTGCCATCCTCTTCGCCGTATTCGTCTTTTAAGGCTCTAAGAAGCTCTCTGTTGTACTCCTCTTCCTCTTCATCAGCCTTTTTCATAGCCTTGACAATAACAGCTCTGTATTCAGCTTCGTTAAGGTCTTTAATCATATCAACAACCTCGCCCATTTCCTCTGTATTGACATTTTCAACACCTTTGTCAAGTTCACATAGGGCTTTCTCTGTAAGGCATTCAATCATTTTATGGATTCTTTCAATGTGCATAATATCAAGCCTCCCTTACTGCGATTAAATTACTGTTCTGTGCCTGTATAGCTTGTGTAGATGTATTCTGCACCGCTACTGCGCTGCAACATCCGCAAGGTACATCCACGTAGGCTTGTGCAGAGACGTTAAACATATTCGAAACTGCGGCTGGCGTTACAACCATTCTTGTTGACTGTAAAGGTTCTCCGTCAACTGCAATAGCAAGTGAGATAGCTTCTACTGTACCACCTGCCGGTATCTGAATGTTGCCGGAATACGATACTAAAAATCTTGCCTTGCACTGATTTGTGATACCTCTTAACTTAATAATTCCGCTACCCTGTCTGTGAACAATGCACTTTGTTCCACATACAGGCGTTTCTGTAAACGCTATATCTTCTCCTGCATTTACTGTTTGTAATGCGATTCCTGTAATTTCCATTGTCTTTACCTCTCTTTCTAAAAAATAAGGGCAAACCATATAATATAGTCTGCCCTATCTTCCCGACATAAATGTCGGTAACATCGTAATACTGCTTAGCAGACATAATCTTTTTGAGTTTCTTTCGAGTTAAACTCGATACTTAACTCGATTAAACCGATTTAAGCCAAGAATTAAACCGATTAAAATTGATTAAGATACTTGATTATTTAGTTGTCTAGCATCCGCAACCTGTATTGCATCCGCATCCGTAGGCATATCCATAAAGGTTGCTTGCCGGGAATGATGGTACTGGTGTAGGTCTTACAGCGTCGATTATCTGATTTGTCTGTGCTGTCATTGCAGTAGTCAGAAGTGCGTTCTGTCTATCCTGTGAAGCAGCTCTGCGTAAATCATTATTCTCTGCCTGTAATGTAGCAATCTTGTCATTTGTCAAGAAGTCAAGAATTGCTCTTGTTCCCGCTGTCTGGCTGTCGATAATATCTCTTGTGTTGTTGCACATTGCGTTCTGTAATGCATTGGTCTGCGTAGCCATATTGTAGTTTACACCCTGGATGGCTTCTCTTGTCTCACAGCAGCAGTTAGCAAGCTGTGACTGTAAAGCGTTTGTATTCTGCATATTAGTGACTGTATCAGCGTTAATAGCCTGCTGAATGCCATAGCCTGTCTGCATGATATTTGTGTTAATACCATTGAAGCCTGTGAGCATACTGTTGTTCATAGCATAAAAGCCATCGCAAAGTCCGTTAGAAATGCCATCTAACTTACTGATAACCGCCTGGTTATCAAAGCCTCTCTGAATATCAGCCTGTGTAGCCGCTGTTGCAACATAGCCACTGCCGTTATTGCCACCAAAACCGCCAAATCCACCATTGCCCCATCCAAAAAGTAAAGCAAATACAACGATTATCCAAAGCCATCCACCGTCAGCCCATCCGCCGTTATTGCCATTGCCGTCAATATTTGCGACTAATGGCACGCTGGCACAATTTGAATTAAACACATTAGTTACCTCCATTAATTTATTCATAAAGATGTCACCCAGGTGATTTGCAAAGACATCTAATATGCTATTAATTATTAAATCTGCTTTTTATCTGATTAAATACATCATCTGCATTTAAGCCTTTTTCCTTGCATAAATTTCTAGCCATTTGTTCAATGCCTTGCATATTGCCCTGCTGTGCCATTTGCATTGTATTTTTCATCATTGGGTTGCTCATAAGCTGATTGTTTCCCATTATCTGCTGTATAAATTGTTGAGGACCACCTCTTATTATTTGAAAAAGGTTAATTGGATTCATTCTTCATCACCGCCCTTGCTTTGTGTTCGTGAAGTTTTTCTTTGCAAACCTAAAGATTTATCAAATCTATTTTCTAACTGTCCTATCTTTTCTGATAGTTCGTCAAACTTACTCATAAATAGCTCTGTGCTTTCGTCTGATAGGGTAAATTTAGCATTTTCTGCATTAGCCATAGAATTTACTGTCTGATTATTATTGGGCTCTGTATAAGGCTTATACACAATTGTATTAATAGTTCCATTAGCGTTCCAACCTTTGACATAGATTTCTGATAAATCCTGCTTAGGGAAAAATGCCATAGAACCGTCCATAGGGACTTCATTGGCATTGATATTTTCTACTGTCTGGACAATTCTTCCATTGATGCCTGCCGGCTGTTGCTGCATAGTCTGCTGATTTGCCAAAGACATTTGCATTCCTGCCACTGGTTGCTGTAAGCTCTGTTGATAATTCTGTAAGAAATTCATTCTATCCATGTATGGATTCTGGGATTGCATATAAGAATTATTCATTATAGGTGCTTGATAAGGATTGTTCATTGTCTGCCTCCTCTAAAACCTCTTCAATTGCGTGCATAACGAGAGATAATGTCACTAAATCAAGTTTCTGTAATTCTTCTTTGCTTAAAATCTTTTCCCTAACTTCATCAGAAAACATTCGCATTACCTCTCTTTCTGATTTAATTCTGGCATAAAAAAAGACGGATTAACCGTCATGTTTCCGACAGTTATCCGCCAAAAATAAGCAAAAAAATAACGCTATTACAGCGTTTGTTAGACATTTATGATTACTTTCTTGATTACCTCTTTATTTTTCTATAAAAAAGACGATGTTCAGAATTCTCCTTTCATTCAGTGTTTATGCGAGTTTACAGCGTTTCTTCTCCTTAGAAAAATAGCAGGGGATGAGAGAATCGAACTGCATTGACCGTTCTTTTATTCCGCTTTATTACTGGATTTACAGCTTTGTACCTTGATTACTTTGATTACTTTGTAATCAAAATCCTAATAATTGATAGCGTTATTCACCTGCTCAATCTTAGTTCTATCAGTTTTATTGCTGTAGATGTAATATTTTCTTGTTGTCTCAATGCTTGTATGTCCCATCATTTCTGTTATGACGGTATCATTCACACAATTATCATATAACGCAACGCTGTACGCTCTACGAACCTTATGCGTAGAACGATAATTGATATCCAACGCCTTACATATCTTATGCAACTTTCTGTTGAATGCCTGTTCCTTAATCCGCTCCCCTTTTTCTTCGAACATATAAGTTCCAAACGGGTTCAATCTGCGAATCGCCTTAACAGTTTCCAAGGCTTTGTCTGGAATAATTATGTCTCTTAATCCTGCGTCAGACTTAGGATAATCACTTACAATCTTAACCCATTTGCCATTTTCGTCTCTGACCTTAATTTCTGTTCTTTGCACAGATATATAATGCTTGATAGTTCCATCTTTAAGTGTAGAACTGTGAGTATCAGAAAACTTAAGTGATGATAACTCACCGGCTCTCATTCCGCATTCAAACATAAGCAGCAATCCCAAACTCCTTATATCATATCGTCGCCATAGATATTCTGTGATTCTTGGAATCTCATCCTCAAAATACACTTGTTCTTCTTTCTTCTTCACATTCTTAGTAAATGCTCTGCGTGATAAGTCTAAATCACCCATGAATTGCGTAATGCTTATATTGGTATATCCCTTTTTCTTGGCATACTTAAAAATACCATTGATAAGGATTCGCATATCAGAATATGCCTTTTGCGTCAGTTTGCACTCTGCAATAATAGTCTTAATAAAGCATTCCAAGTCATCTTCCGTGATATACTTGATTTTCTTATCTGACATATGATATGCTTCATTAGCAAAGAATCTAGTAAAATTATCAGTATACTTGTCATATGACTGCTTCTTAATCTCATGGTATTCAAGTTTCTGGTCTATCCATTCCTTGAACACAGCTTTCACTAAAGGTTCATTAGCAAGTTTCTTGTAGTGTTCCACAATTCCATCTTCAAGAGACTCTTGCGTTGAACGCTTTAACAGCTTTCTACCACTTGATGTGCTTTCATCTGGCAAGTATGTATACCATTTACTGTCCTTTCCTTGCCAGACTTCATTGTTGTGTGCCTTTAAATACTTTTTCCTTTCGTTCATTTCAATTTGTTTCTGAACATCGTCACGAGAAATAATACCATTCTCTAGTACATAATTCAATAATTCCTTATCTGTTAATTCCAATCACGGCACACCCTTTCAATTTTATTTTTAATACTTCTTATCCTCCTCTCAAGCGTTCTTTGTGATACACATAATCGTGCAGCTATCTCCTTTTGCGTAAAATTTCGAGAAAGAAGTTTGAATATTCTCCCCTCTTCCTCGGTAAAATTGGCATTTTCCAATATCTTTTCAAGTTCCGGCTTAGTCAGTTCTGAAAACTTCATAAGCCATACTCCTTAATATTTAATTTTTATGTTCGTCTCTTCTTCTAGCTGTTCAATAAGTTCTTTCGGATCTATGAGCCCTGCATTAAAATCTTCGTTGAATTTATCAATTTCATCAATAAGCCGTTCTAGTCGCTTATTTCCGAATCCGAACTTGTCATGCAGCACCCATAGCAGAATTATCAAGGCGTTACCAAACATTTCTTTATTTTCTTTGTTCTTTTGCTTGTTTAGCTGAACTCTCATCATCTGTTCTTGAAATCTTCGTTGTTCTGACTTACTCATTTAGCATAGCCTCTCTTTTCTTTTTCTCACGGTATCTTCTACAGTAGATAGCGTTTTTGCCTGTTTCAACTCTCTTAGCGCTTATTTTATTTTGCGCAACCTTGCCCTTATAAGATTGCTTATATCTTTTCTGCGCGGCTTTCCCTTTTTCAGTCTGGAAATATTTCTTCTGACTAACCCTATGCGCTTCTGACCGGTTGTATCGCCTGCGTCTTTCTTTGCCTTTTTCTGTCTGTTCGTACTTTCTATCGTATATAGCTTTTGCTCTCTGTTTAGGCTCTAAGTGTTCCAGTTTATTTTCAAACGCAATATCTTTATCTAATTTGTCTTGTTGAGTTATATCTATCTGCTCAAGTCCGTTGTATATGCAATCTTCCAACATACAGTTAAAACAATCTGGATAAATACAATTTTTAGGTTTCATAATCGTTACCTCATGGCGTTTATTTTGTCTTGAATATCTTGAGGTGCTTCACAATAGTTTTCTGACGTTGTATTTTCGCTATTAACAGTTTTTTCTTCGATTGTGAGTGTATTTATATCTCTTTGGAATTTTTGCTCGATTTGAGCCTTATACGAATTTGTATTCGTCTTTTCGATAAGTGATTTGATATTGTCTGGCATACGATTTATTTCATTCGCACGCTTAACAACTGTTTCATAGGTTCTTAGAAAATTTGATTGTATTACTGTTTCAATCGTCTGATAATCTGATGTCGCCCAGTTTTTAAGGTTATCTGGCATACCAACAGCCTGTTTTACAAGCGGCGGTAGCTTGTTAAATTCTTCAACTGCCCCATATGTGCCGTTCCTTAAAGCCTTGCTGACCAATCCCCACGCCGCCATTCCGTCAAGTTCCTGCGGCTGTGATACAAGTTTTATTTTTGCAACGATTTCTCCTACGCTTGGTGCAAATCCGCTAGTGTCAGATGCAACATACGCTTTTAGTGCTATTGATACTTGACTATAACTGTATTCATCTAGCATCATCTGCCACACATCTACTGTTTCAGAAAGATTGTTGGGCTTGTAGTTTGGGTAACAATCAGACATAATGCGAATGATTTTAACTGTTTCTTCTCTTGTCATTACTGCTCCCTTTTAATTGATTCGATATAGTGTCTAGTTTGTCGCAAATAATAGCGCTATTGATTGCCATTGTTCTTAAAAGTGATTCAATTCTTCCGTTGTGTGGATAATCACTTCTAAAATCAATTCCTTTAAGTGTATCATCCAATCTACTCATTCTTATCACCTGCCTTTAACTGCTCTGCAATCTCGTTAATTGAGTTAGCCACACTCGCAATATCCTGTGAATATATAACATCTGATAATCTCGGAGTAATTGCTGTTACAAAATCATCAACAGCTTTATTTCTCACATCATCAACAGTCATAAACTCACAATTCCATTTGCTACAGCTACCACTTGAATGATATACGCAATTTTTGCAATCTCTATTCATACATTCACGCTCCTTTATACATTGTCCCAGTCAATAGCACCTTTGTTAAAATTCTGATTGCCGCACTTTTCAGAAACAACATTCTGATTTAGATAACTTTCAAACTTCGTGCCAAACAAGGTATCTGGTCTTAAATATCTCTCTCGTTCAGTTCCAAGCCATTCATTAACTTTCTTGTCTATGACTGTGTAAAAATCCTGTTCAGTATATCCCTCTTTGATTCTTGCTCCGATATGCTTCTTAGTATTAGGTGTATTGTATCTATATCTGGTATTACATCTGTTATTTAAGTAACTAATAATATTTATATATATATTATTATCTATATTATCTTTCTTTTTATTTACTATATTATTATTAACAGAAACAGAATCAGATACAGTATCAGAATCAGTATCAGAAACAGATGTCTCCATAGGGTATGTATACCCTATGTATAGGGTATCATTTTTAATAGAATCAACCATATCATTAACATATTTTCTAAATTCGTCAGATTTAATATGTTTGGCAACTCCTAAAACCCCTGCCAAGACTTTCTCTGATTTGCTCCAGTTATACTTATGCCAATGTAATATCAGCACTTCTTTAGTTTCTGAATCAAACTTAATAACCTTGTGTACTTTACTAAATCGTTCTAAAAGACGAATAATTGTGTCTTTATTGTAGCCGGTCTGCCTTGTCATTTGCGAATAACTAACCTCATAACACCCACATATATTTGTCTGTGGATTTGTTAGCAAATATATGTAGAAATACTTGTCCTCTGGCGTAAAATCATCTTCAACCTTGTTGTCGGTCCAAAATGATAATTGAACATTTCTATATATTGCCATATCATTGCTCCTGTAAATCACTGATATTAACTCTGAATCCGTCAAATCTCTTATAACCGCTTTCAACAAACGTGGCTGTATCAAAAAATATTAGATTCCCATCCTCGTCTGTTACCATGCTCACACCATTCTGTATTAAGCTGCTTTTAAGCGAATCCAGTTTTGTTGATATTTCCTGTATTGTTTCGTCTTTCATTATTTGCCTCTCCATATCTCTTCATCAAGAATATATTGCCTGATAAATCTATCTGCGTACTGTGGGTGTATCATTGACCTTGCTGTTTTTCTGTCTACTCCCAATGGATTATCGCTTGTAACATATCTTTGTTTCATAACCTCAACTACCTCTAATGGTTCAAAAATAAGATTATTCTTAGGTTGTAAACCAATGAACCAATATTGCGTAGGCTTTTTATAGTAATCTCCGTTCAATGTCCTGTCTTTGTCGATGACATTGGGCTTTAAGCACCAAAAATGTGTTAAATAATGCATTCCGCTAGTGCTCAACGGATTTTCTATAATCAGCCTTAGATGTTTTCTTTGACAGACAATAACAAATTTGTTAAGTATCTCATAGAACAAACTTAACTGCCTATGTCTTTTCATTGACACCTCACATTTTTGCTCAATAGTGTAATTCTTATATTGATAAGCTGTGCAGCATAAATGCCTAGGGCTTTGGTCTGAAAAATAAGTGCAAGGAAAAAACGCAAATATCAAATCATCAGGGCCTATCTTATCAAACAAACTTGGCTTACCTTGATACCCCCCCCTCTATCTCTTTAAAAAGGTCAGTAACATAGTCAGTTTCGTTAAATTCATTCTGAATGTCATAGTCGTAGGCTTCAATTCCATACTTTTTGAAAGCATTCTTGAATGTGCCTGACTGTTCAAATAAACAATGTACTATCATTTTAAATCTACCAAAAGGAAACCTCGGTTTTATGTGCGCACAACCTATTCCTTTCTTTGATTTTTAGTTAGTTATTTTCTTTTCTTTTAAAGTCCTCGCAAGGCACTGTCTTACTGCAAGCATAAATATCTGTTCCTAACGGATTTCTTACTCTCAAATAGCCAAACTCGCAAATGCTACAAAAGTGACTTCCCTCATTGCTTTTACAATCATTAGGTTTATTTTCTTTCATTTCATCAAGTTTTCTATTCATACAGTCATTATCTCTAGTAAGAATATCTACCCTGTTCACAAGATGATAATATTCTTTATTGCTTAAAATCTTCATTCCGTGCCCTCCTTCAATAATTCCTTAAACTTCTCATACTGCTTCTGTGACACCTTATTATTAGCCTTGTCCTCTCTGATTTCGATTTTAAGGTGTTTTTCCGCAATATTGGATAATTCCCTTGCAAGGTTCTTTCTGCCCTGCTGTATGCCCTGCATATAGCCTTTAGGTGCTTTTCTTTCACCTATTGAACCGCTATCACGATTCTCTCCTTGACCGCCGATACTGACATTCCTAAGCTGATAACCCTTGTCGGCATACAATTTGATGTAGTATTTCTCTTTCTCGTCAAGCTGACTTTCGGGAAAATTAAGGAACTCTACTCGCCAACCATAAGGGTTTTTCTCTTTGTCGTATAGCTTGTGTTTGCGTAAACTAAGGTCTATATGCTGTTTATAACCTACAAGGTGGCTTGCCAATCTGCTAAGCGTATGTACCGCCTGTCCGATATACGCATACTTAAATCCGTTTTCATCTTCTCGGAGTAAGAAGTATATCCCACTCCTGTCATTCAGCTTTGGATTTATCTTTAGAAGTCGCTTTTGATTCTCTGATTCTATGGCTTTCGCCCTTGCTATATTTCTATAATCCGTCTCTAATCACTCCTTAATACTTAATGTTCATATTTCCGTGTTCGTTTACCCAGTCAATAGCTTCTGCATATGTTACACCATTATTCTTTAGCACATAAAGCAGATTATGAAATTTCGGGTGTGTTTCTTTTAACATCTGAAACCTGTTAGGTTCTTTCTCTAAGTGACAGCCAAAACCACATAAGACACAACCCGTTCTTTGGCAACCTGTTGTTTTCAGCAATGGTCTTTCGTTATCAAATATTCCGTAATCGGCAAATGACATTTGATTATCACATTGCCCCATAGCTGAATAGTCAACAACTATATCTCCATAAACTGAACAGATAGGAAGATTATTCTCTTTGATGTATAAAAGCACATCCTGTTCCGTCCAAAATGACATAGGATTGCTGTGTGGTCTTGTGACATTAAAAGCATTACAGCCGTCCTGCAACCATTTCCGTGTGCGCATATTGCTTTCGCTTGCCATAGTTGCTATAATTGGTTTTCTGCCAGTTTTCTTTTCGTAGTCGTGTGCGGGCTTTTTCTTCATAATGTCGCAGCATAAGTTGCTTATCTCAAATGGCGCATCAAGAAAGAATTTGTATTTTTCTTGATTAAACTGGCTATAATTGCCTTTACTATCTGTCAGTTCTCCATTCAGTCTACGTAACCTGTATTCTGAACCGCTAGGGATAACTCCCATCCGTAAACTCTTGTACTTTTCGTTCTGCTTGTTTATTCTCCTGTCTATTCCTAGCAGGTCTGCCATATAGCAAGCATACGGAACCTCCTGTCTGTCTGTCTGTCTGTCTGTCTGTCTGTCAAGATTGTGTTGTTAGATTTTTGACTGTCAAGGTATTTAACATATTTTCTCACACCACTTACACAATTTGCCACTTCCTTGCTAATCATTGGAAATCCATACTTTTCACAAACCTCTGCAAATGAAATTTTGGGTTTCAAAATCACAAGGTTATCAAATGTCTGTGCGAATTGCTTTAGCTCTGGATATTGTGTCGGTACATCTACGAACACAAAGGGGATATTTTTATATCCGCAAACTTCTCTGATTATGTGTCCTAAAACTGTACTATCCTTGCCACCGCTAAATGACAGATACACTCCATCTTCGCCAAATTCATTAACCCAACTTCGTATTCTCTCCGCTGTCATTAAAACCTTGATATTCAGCGGCAATGCCTGCCATTGATACAATTCCTGCATTGTATGTTTATTCTCTGCCATATCGCACCTCTCTAGTTAAATGGTAATCCCTCATCAGCCACGCCATCAGGAATAGTCATAAAGCTGTCATTACTACTGTTGCCACCCATAATGCCATTATTGTCATTCTGCTGATTAGCACGACTTTCACAAAATTCATGTCTTTCAACAACGCAATCATTAGTGTAGACTTTCTGTCCGTCCTTGTTAGTATAATTGCCTGTCTGCCATCTGCCCTCAACAATTATCTTAGTTCCCTGGTGTAAATACTTCTCTGCAAACTCTCCATTCTTGCCAAATGCAATACAATTAATAAAGTCTGCCGCCTGTTCGCCCCCTTTCTTAAAAGCTCTGTCAACAACTAATGTGTATCTTGCTACCGCCATACTTCCGCTTACTGTCTGTGAATATCTAATCTCTGGCTCTCTTGTTAATCTTCCACATAAAATTACTCGATTCATTACTTTTCCTCACTTTCTAGTTTTTCAAATCTATATTTCTGTTTTGCGTTTGGGTATTTCTCTCTGTCAACTTCACTCATAAACATTTCAAGAGGTCTGTTCCAGATTGCACCCTCGTATTCATATATAACTGTTAATTCTTCGGTTTCAGTATGCCTTGATATGCCTATTACTGTTACAACTTTACCTAACTTGAAATGTCTGTATTTCTCGCCTTTCTTAGGCAAGGGTCTGTCAAATTCTGTGCTAATATTATCTTTCTTGAAATGCCTTGTGAGTAATGCAAGGTCACAGTTTGGCTTATCCTCTCCATCAAGTTCAAATTCTTCTGACTGTTCAATGTGCAACTGCTGCCACCACTCACCATACATAGCACCCATATAACTTTCTAAGTCCTTAGAAGTAGTATTTCTATCAGATACCAAATATCCACTTATTCTAATTATTCTTGCCATGTTATTCCTCACTTTCTAATAATTCAGGATTATCAAATATGTTGCCGATAACTTTGCAAGTTGCCCCTGCTTCTTCCATATCAACCCAGAGAAGAATGCCTAAATTGGGTTCATCACCTTTAATGTGCTGTAACTGAAAGCCCCAACTATAAAGCCCATTCGGATTTCCAAACTCAATAATAGCTGTAAATTCTATATCATTATTTTCATCAACACATTTTACAATATCATTTTCCCAAATCATATTACCGTTCTTGTCCTTAAGTCCTGTGCATTGACAGATTGTAGATGGGTCTACTTCATAGAAATTTGTGCCAGCAATATGCCACTTATCGCAAGCAGTTCCGTGATATTCTTCAATAACAAAACCACCAATAAACATTTTTCCATTTTCAAATCCATCATCAAATAAATAGCCTTGTGCCCATTCTCCATTATCAACTCTCTTTGCCTTAAATAAATATCTATCTTCCATACGCCCTCCTATTCCGCTTCTGATCGAAGCCATTCCATACAACTACCTTCTCCTTCGTATTCTTTGCCGAATGTGTTCTTAAAAGTTATAAGGAACTCTGCTAACTCTCCGTCCGACATGTTCCTTATTCTGTCGGCATTGGTCTGTCTGCTATCGCATCTGCAACAAGGCTCATTATCTCTTGAATTGCTGTTGTGCTGGCAGTTGCAAGTGTGGTTATCAGTAATCCCACCTCTTAATTCAGCTAACTTGTTGTAAAAATGCCTGACATATTCATCTGTATAATTGCCATATATCTTTTTAAATTTATTAAATTCATATATAGCATTGTCTTCTGCTAGTTCTCTTATATCTTCTTTACTCATTTTCACTGCCTCTCAATTCTTTCAATATAATTTAAAAGCACCATCCCATTTTTTCCACTTTAAAAGCTTTCCGCAGTAATGACATTTTTCAAAATCATCACTTGAAGTTACATATTCTCCACATTTAGGGCAAGTGCCACCTACGAATTTAAAATCACTTGACGGGCATTGATTCATTACTTCTTCTACGTAGTTAGGCTCTTTTAATCTTGCTTCTGCCTCGCTTTTTGCAAGAAATACCGATTTGCCAAAATCCGAAGCGTGTACTGTTATGTCATCCAAGTCATCTTTTGGAAAACCCGCTGAATACGCAATGCAGCGATACCATACTACATTTAAAAGAATGGTTATTTCATAAACTTCATATTCTAATATTTGCCCCAATTCCCTGCAAAAATGCCAAACGGTATCCTTTGTTGTGCAAGGTAGCTTGATAAGTTTACCCTGCTCCTCTAAGTCCTCATATTCTTTTAATTTTCGATATACTGCGTCTATTTCCTCACAGTCTGGCTCGCAAGCACTTTCCCATAATTCATCATCTATCCATGCTGATTGCTATTGTTTTATCCTCGTACTCTCTTGTATTTCCTAAAATATCTCTGTATTTAGCCATATAATCTCCTTTCTAAAACGAATTTAGTGTTCTCCCATGCTGCCAAAATCTTTTAATGGATATTCGTGCTTGTGGTTGCGTGCAAATGTTTTTATAAGACATTTTCCATTTGTTGTTTGAAACTCACATTCGCTACACTTAAACACAAGGTCTTTCTGCCTTTCTACCTCTTTACAGTTCATACACCAATTCTTTGTAAAAATATCAAGCCCATGTACTGCCTCTGTTGTATTATCTGAATTTCCACTTGTAAAACTAATCAAAACGGACATTCATCTCCTTTCCTTAAAACCCATTCCTTGTTACGCTCCGCAACATCCACATTCGCCCCATAAGCAACTCTTTTCATTTTCTCGATAAAACTGTCTCTATCAGAATTTTCACTTGATAGATGACACATTATGACATTCTGTAAGCTATCAGAATAATTTGCCTTAACAAAATCACAAGCTGTGTCGATACTTAAGTGACCTCTGAAAACGTGATTGGCTTTGCCTGTGTTATCCCTGTCGATTAAATCCTTGTCATAATTCACGCCTAAGAGAATGTGGTTTATATCCTTGAATTTCCACTTGATAACTTCGCAATCCGTTATGTAAATCATTCTTCCCATTTCCTTGTGAGTAATCAGAAAGCCGAATATCGGACAAGGTGTTCCGTCTGCATTGGTATGTGTCCAATTTCCGTCTATTGTTGTTAGGTCAAATGTTCTTACAGTAAAATAAGAATTTGCCAGAAACTGGTTCATAAGCAAGGTTTCGTATGGCTTGCATACAGGAATACCCATAGTTTCAAAATCTTTTACCGACTTGCTATGGTCAAGGTGTTTATGGGTGCATAGCACACCCACAACATCTTTAATGTTCCAATCTAAGCCTTTTTTAATCTCCTTAATCGGTATTCCACAATCAAGGATAAGTGTTTCTCCGTTGTTGGAAGTTAAGGTGTAGCAATTTCCTGTACTTCCTGTTGCGATACATTTAAGTTTCATCATTTCACACCCACTGTCATAATTGCTGGATTTACAACTCCGTCTCCGTCATAGTCATACTCTTTGTTATGCCACTTTCTCAAATACTCTCCGTATTCCCAACATTGGGAAAGAATACTCACTACACATCCGTACATAAATCCTGTTATGCCCTCTGTGTCTGCTTCACGGCTCAATCTGTCGGCATTATCAACAAAACACTCCATAACATCGTTGCTCTTGTCAATTTCTGCTTCTAACAGTTCAGCCCACCTTTCAGCATAAGTGAAACAAGCTCTGCTGTATCCGTCACTATTCTTGTCGTACCAATCCTTGTATTCTTTTTCTTTGCCTTTAATAATTCTCATACTCACACCTCGATTTCATCATCCTGTGGGAACTGAAAGTACTCTGTTGTAGCTTTCCGAAATTGTTCCTCACTTAAAATATTCTGTACTTCTTCAAAACGCTTTGAACCGGCTGTGCAATGATAAAACACATTATTTTCATACGCTTTTCTAAGCATTTCCATAGCCTTAATTGCCTTTGATTCGGTGGAATAAGTCGCAATAAGACTGTTCAGAAACACTTCCAGCGGTTCTGCGACATTTTTAACTGCAACAATTCCATAATTTCCACCACTACTATTTAATATTGAAAAAACAAAATTCTCATAAGGAACATCTGCTTTTCCTGCCTGTGAAATTACTCTCATACTCAATCTCCTATTCTGCCTGCATAAATGGCGGTAATGTGCTATCTTCTGCCTGTTTTTCGGTTACTTCTGTGGCTGTGCTGTCAACTACATCTGCCTTATCTTCTATAAACTCAACAGCATTAGCATTTTCGACAATTTCAGCCTGTGCAGCTTGGTATACCTCGTCCATTTCAACCTGTGCCTGTCGTGCCATTGGGTCATAGTTCTTAGGATATTTCCTTGTTGCATTGTTACACATTTTTCTCTGTATCATGCTCTCCGGAGTATCAAGCCAAGCACCGCTTATAAAAGGTCTTGCAAGCTCACACTCAAGCATTTCATCTACTGTCTTGCAACTTCTCAATGCATTGAGAACCTCTTCCTTTTTCTCTTTAATTTTTGCCTTTTCTTCTGGTGTTGCATCATATCTGGTTCTTGCAACTTCTTTCCCATACTGTTTTTTAGTACCTGTAATAATTCCAAATGTAGCATTCAACATATTCTGCTTTACGTGAGATAAGAGGTTTACCTTAACGCTGTCTCTATCAGCAGAAAGATATGCTACTGTTCCGTCTAACAGCTTAACAGGATATACAACTCTTACCGCCTTATCAGATAATCCGTTTTCTTCCCACTCCGGCTCTGTAACTGTAAGTCCTTTATGCTTAGGCGGTATGTACTTATCGCCCTCTTTGATTACCCAATATGGATATACCTGTTTAACATCTTTTCCATAGTTGGCGAGCAAAGAATCATAACCGCTTCCCTCGATGCCCATTTCGACTTGTTGCTGCCATATATCTTTTCCGTTTTCATCTTTCCCGACATTAACATTTCTTAACTGAAAATAGCACTCTCTTGGATATGCACTAGCATTTAACTTAAGGCTTGCACAACGCTTGACAATGCCCCTCAAATTACTTGTATCAAGATTTCCCATGTTAATCTTAGGGTCACTCTTAACAAGATTAAATATGCTTGTCATAGCTTCCATAGCACACTCTTTTGCGTAATCGTCCATATCCATTCCACAAGACTTGTAATCATCAATGATGAGACCTGTGATTGCATTACTCCACTCACTTAATGAAGTGGTAAATGCTTTCTTTTCCGCAACTGCTGTATTCTCTGCCATAATTATTCCTCACTTTCAACTTCTTTAAATTCACCATCAACTAATTTGTAGAATGTATCTTCTTTGATACGCTCTCCGTCCACATATTCAGTTTTTACGCACTTAGGCTTCCACATATAATATCCTTTTTCGTCTGTACTCTCGGTTCTTTCCCATTCTGCTAAGGTTATCCAGCTGCCGATTTTTGCTCTTGCTATCGAATTATAACCTGCTGCCATAATAACCGAATCTTTACCCTCGGATGTTATCTTTGCGTAATCTCCACTTGAACCTATCTTTGCGTAATATCCGCTTGAACCTATCTGTGCGGAATCTCCGCTTGAACCTATCTGTGCGGAATATCCGCTTGAACCTATCTGTGCGGAATATCCGCTTGAACCTATCTGTGCGGAATCTCCACTTGAACCTATCTTTGC